CATGCATGTTGAACTTATTGTACATGTGCATTGCACCTTTCGATCCTCTCCCATCTACAGTCTGATCCAGATCATAGCTATCCACCCCGCCTACACCAATGTGAGCATTTGCAGGTGTCTTCTTCCCGCCTCTGTCTTCTTGGTATTTATTCCTGTCCTCTGCTTTTGGGTGCCACGCTATTCGGAACCTGCCGTTGGGATCGGGTGAGAAAACAACCTCTTTGTCTTTCTCCTTCCACATGAAGTTGCCCTTCACTATGGGGTTGGGGTATAGGTTGTTGTTGTGGTCAATCTGCTGGTAGATCTTACCTACATTAAACACACTCCCCTCGATACTATCACGGAACGCCTCATCAATACTCCAAGGGAACTGTCTTACGAGCTCGTTCATCTCCTTGGGGTTATGCTTCATTGCATCCCGCTCATTCTTCAAGTATGTCTTAGATCCGATATCTATCATCTCCCCGTCTATCCCAATTACAGGTTCCTCCGGGTCTTCCGTTACGCAGTTGCCGTACTGGTCAAAGAATCCTTCCAGCGCATCATAGGCCGGGATGAACAGTCCGTACAGTCCGCTCTTAGTCCTGCCGTTGGCGTTACGCTCTGTTGGATCGGAGTCATCCCATAACTCACGGAACTCCTCACCACCTTTATCCATTGGGTTTACTGTAGATCCGACCAAAGCCTTCCCCACAATCTTTCTACCTACGATCAGACAGGTACGCTCAATGCGCCACGCCTCACGTATATCAGCTGGCTTCTCCCACTTACCGGCCTCATCGAGGTACAGCAAGTGGAGCTTCTCACCATCGTATGCGTTGTTAGTGGTGTTCTTCCAGTTGATGACTGTGTTCAGCGCATCACCCTTAGTGGATGTCTTGTTGTTCTTTGTGATTCGTTTCGACGGCTCTCGGAACGCCAGCTCCATACGTGGGTTGGTGGTACCGTCTTGAATAGGTTTGAAGAAGAATGGGTACGACTTAAACATCGACACCGTCTTCTTCATGAAGATGTTCTCCTGAGCATCCTTACCAGTCTTTGACTGAATGCCTAGCAGCTTGTCTTTAACTTGTGTAGCCTCATCCACAAGAACCGAAGAACAGATATTAGTGTAACCAGAACGGCGACACTTAGTATAAAGCTGGCCGATGCAACGAGGGTCAGCCTCGCAAGCAGCCATGTGGAGATAAATCCTCCTTTGGAAAGCGAAGTAGTATGGGTGTCCAATATCAAGCTTCGTCCATTGGAGTAGCATGTAGTGCCTACCTGTAATGTACGTAGGCTCCCCATTATTGTAAAACCAAACACCGTTACGGCGGCGGTCAAATTCCCTTTCGATATATGGAAGAAATTTTTTCCTGAACTCAGCAGGTTTCTCATACCACTCATCCATACTTCGTATTGACGACAGCTCTTTCGGCACGTCAAGCCTTCGCCACATCTGCATCTTCCGAGGCTCTTCAGCGAATAGGATTTCTTTCTTGGGTGGTTTCTTCGGGAGCGCAACAAGTAGCCCGTCGATGTCGATGACTTCACCGTGTGTCCCTCGAGGGTCCACCACAACAGCTTTATCTTCATAGCCTTCTACTTCGATCAGCATGATCAGTATTCTTTAAGAGCCTCCCACAACATCAAGGGAACCTCATACTCTTTGAAGGTCTCCATGATCAGCTTTGCCAGATCCTTCTGCCCTTGTTTATACCCATCTTTGAATGGGTCTCCGTGAGATGCATTCCAGCTGTCTTCGAAATACCAGAAGTCGTCGTGAGTGAAATCACTTACTAAATCGTTCTGCAATTCCTCCAGAGAAGTCTCGGTCTTCTTCGATGCTTCCATTCTCTTGTAGTTCTTTCACCATCTGCTCCAGCTTCTGTCTTTCGATCAGCAGCTCTTTACAGTCGATGGCAGTTTGTTTGATTGATTGAAGCTCCGCTTTACGTGCAGAACCACCTGCTTCTGGATCGACAGGCTTTTTTACTTCGGCGATCATATTGTCGATAGCGACCTCCATACTAGACATAAGCCTCTTAGCCGCCTCTACGGTGGTGAACTTACGTCTCGACATAGAGCAGATCTTCAGACCGGACACGGTAATACTCTTTACCCTCGATCTCGATACGGTAATCCATGTTCTTGGCAAACCCAACAACATCACCCTTCTTCACACCAAGCTCTTTCTGCTGTGGTGTATCGAAGCTAACCCTACCTTTCAGTACAGGCTCCTCTTCGAGCTTTACGATTTCAATGATTTCAGAATCTGGCTCAACTTCTTCTTCAGTTGATTCCAGTAGTGACCAACCAAACAAAGGAGTGATGTCACCAGTTTCCTTCCCCATGAAAGCAATCGCTTGATTGCTGATTGTAAACTTCGGATCACATTTAACAGTGTAGTGGTTGTCAACTCCAGTAAGCGGTTGCCCACCTTGGATGACCACCAGATGATGAAAATACAGAGTGTCGCCAACGCTAACACCAGTGTCGTACTTGCTTGGTGCAGCCACGACTTTACCTTCTGTAGTGCGGTGTTCAAACTCATTGTACTTCGTGTCTACGAATAACTCTAACCCGCTGTCAAGCGTGATAGTGTCGTTAAGAGGTTTATCAACCTCCACGACAAATAAATCTAGTGTACGCATAAATTAAAAATTCAAATCAAACTCAAGTATGCAAGGCATAGCATCTACCGCCTTCCACAGTTGAGTCCCCTCATCGTCTTCAATGTAGACGAGGTATCGAGTCTTACCATACTTATACAGGTAAGCTTCGTCTTGGATGATAGCTGTGACTTTACCGCCACCTGCGTTCATCCCAGTATAATATGCCATGCCGTTCTTGGGATCTTTCCCAATCACGATCTTTCTAATCAGTCCGTCCATCTTAATTCAAGTTAACGTCGATGCCTCCGAATAGATCAGAGAACCCTCGACCTTTGTCCTTTGGCTCCTCGTATGTAGCATCCATGAGTTTCTTGACTGTCTCAAGCTCTGCACGATCCTCAAGGTTGAAGCTGAATACCGACTGGAGTTCTACCATCCTGCCCTCTTCGATGGCATCTTCCATCTCTTCTTCAATTAAACCAAACACCATAGCGCTCATCACACGATTCTCAAACCCATATTCTCTTGTCAGCGACTCGATCTGCTGGATCAGCAGGTAGACCTTTGCCATGAATTCAACCTCGTGCTCGTTCATTCTCGCTAGATTTGTATCTCAAAGATACGAATTAAATTATGCCAAGGTCTAGAGTAGCAAAGAAGCGGCTCTTCAGAGACTTCTCCTTCCTGAATGACAGGTACGTCAACTTCAACTACCTCAAGCGATTACGTCAAAGACGAATAGAGTGCTGCGAGGCAAACGATATCAGTCAGAAGTTTCTGGAGTTTATGTTGTGGGCGTATGATCTGGAGTTCTTCACCCTGAAATACGCAGCTGAAGATTACGGTGTGAGCAAGCGTCACATCGGTGAGCGGTGGGTGTACCCTCTAGCAAACATGGGGTATGTGTATAAGCACTTCGATAAGCTCACCCCATCCAAAGAGATGGAGGATCACATGTTCCATGAAGAAACGAAGTTTAACTACAGGGTTAGATATGCTCTGACTCAGAAAGGTAGGTTGCTAGTACAGAGGTTCTATAATTCTCTTCACTGAACTCCCCATCAAAAAGCATCTGCACCTCTTCAAATTTATCTAGTACAGACTGCCTTGTCGTATCTGATATATATGGTGTTTTAGCATACTTTGAAAAAGCATGCAAGTCTCCACCGGTCTTTACGTCAACACAATTATACCCTGTTCCTGACACTTTAAAGACGCAGTTCTTTTTGTCCTTTACGTAGATGGCTTTGTTGATCTTCCCGTCGAAGTTTTGGCTCATCTTATCATCGAAGTTTATTGATCCAGACAAAGCTTCTGTTTTATAGAACTGCCCTGACGAACACAGGTGTATACCTTTAGTTCTAAACCTGTAAGTATCCTCTCTATTATCTCCGATAACAAGGAAGTTATCACCCCCGAAGTACGAGTATCTGCTACCGAGCATATCAATACAGTCCTTGAAGTACTCCGGGTCGTGGACATTGTTGCTGCCTAACCAGCACACATAGTCTCTGCCTTGATCGACAGCAGCTTGGAACCCTGCCATCATCTTTTTATTCAGAGGCTTATTCTCAACCCATACATGTTTGAACCCAAGGGCTTCTGCCAGCTCCTGCTGATCAGGTTCGTCACCTATGACAACAGCCTCGGCATCTACGCCAAGGCTGTTAAATAAGTCTAAGGTTTTTCTCAGATGATAGAATGACATTCTAGTTACGGGTTTGCGCCCGTAGTAGAGCATCATGAAACAAACTGAAGGCATGTAGTTTACTTTACGCCTCTACCCTTCAGGATATCAGCGAAGGTAACCTTACCGTCTCCGGTCAGATCAGGAAACCTGCCGCCCTTTCTATAGTCCATTCGGCCACCACCCATGTAGTCTTTCTTGACACGACCACCAAGCATCATCATGAGTCTCTTGCGGGCCTCTTGTTCTTGAGGGCGCTGCTCTTCCATATCGTCTTCTTCCTCTTCTCTCTCAGCAGGACGAGCTTCATCACGAGGCTCTTCGGCTTCTTTGCGCTGCATCATTTCCTCGAACTTGGCTTCGTCGAATACGTACTCACCATCTTTGTTCTTGCGGATGGGGTAGTCTTCGTCAGCGATCATATCTTTGCCAGCTTCGTCTTGAGATACAGCATACTCATTCCAGTTGCCGTACACTTTTACTTGCTCTCCGTTTGGTGCTTCGTACATCACGTACTCACGAGAAGTTTCGTTGTCGTACTTTACTGATGATGCGTACTGACCAGTCATGGTGAAAGTGTCTTTATCA